CGCACGCGCATCTCCATGGCGAACCAGTCCACTACGTTCACACGTGGTGCATTTGTTCGCGCTGGTTCATTGTCTGCCACTGGTAAATCGTGGATTGGTTCTGGCAAGCGTGGTGCGATTCCTGGTGCTCAGGTTGATGGCACTCCGGTTACTTCACCGATTACCCTGTGGGCAATGGAAATTGCTTACACGTCTGTCGAGCTGGAGCGTTCGCAAATGATCGGGCAAAACCTCGATAACATGCAGACGCAAGCGCTTATCACGTCTTACAACATGGACGTCGACCAGATGGTGTATGTCGGTGATGACACACTGGGCATCAAGGGTCTGGTAAACAGCACTGAAGTCGGCGCGTCAAACGTGGCAGTCGGTGCATCTACACTGACAACATGGATCAGCAAAACCGCTGATGAAATCCTGTTCGACGTGAACGATGCCATTAAAGCAGCGTGGGCAGCTTCTGCTTATGCGGTATGCCCGAACGTGTTGGGCTTGCCACCTACTCAGTACGCTTTGATTGTTGGCAAAAAAGCCGGCACTGATGGCGCTGGTGGTTCAATCCTGAAGTACCTGGAAGATAACAGCATGTCGCTGATGGTAAACGGTAAGCCGCTGTCCATTCGCCCCATGAAGTTCCTCGAAGGTGCTGGTGCGCTTGGCACTCAGCGTATGATCGCGTACAGCGACGATCAGCGTCACGTGCGTTATAACCTTGCGCCGGTTCGCCGTGAAACTCCGTACTATCAGGGCATTACTTTTGCTGCCCCGTATGTTGCTGGCTTGGGATGTGTTGAATACATCTACCCTGAAACTGCAATCTATCGCGATGGTATTTGATTATGAAAGTCTTGCTTAGGCAGACGATTGACCTTTATGGCACGCGGTATAATGTTGGCCTTCGGGATATCCCCGAAGGTCACGCATGCGGTGCTGATTGGGATATCTACGTGAAAGCCGGATGGGTTGTTGTGCAAGACAAACCGAAAGCTGCGGAGGCCGTAGTGGTCGAAGCAGCCCCGGTTGCTGAGGTGGCTGTCGAAGTCGCTGAGGATGTTGTTGCTGATGATCCAGAGTCTACTGAAGCAGCCCCGGTTGCTGAGGTGGCTGTCGAAGTCGCTGAGGATGTTGTTGCTGATGATCCAGAGTCTACTGAAGCAGCCCCGGTTGCTGAGGTGGATAAACCTGCCCGCAGCAAGAAAAAGTAATCAGTGGATAACGCACAATTCAGGGCGCATTTTCCAGAGTTCGCAAGCACGTCGGATTATACCGGCTGCATGCTTGACTTCTGGGCAGGTGTTGCCGCTGAGTTGGTGAGTCTTGACAAATGGGGGAATCTCTATAATCAGGGGATTTCCCTTTTTGTCGCTCACAATCTTGTATTGCAAAGAAAGAATATGAATGCTGCCAGTGGCGGCGTTCCGGGTACAGGCACCGGCATGCTGGCCAGTAAAGCAGTCGGGCGCGTATCGGTTGGTTATGATAATTCCAATGTCGCGCTGGATAATGGCGGCCAGTGGAATCTTACAACGTATGGCATGCAGTATTTGCAGCTCGCGCGAATGATAGGCGTGGGTGGTGTGCAGCTATGAACGGGGTTTCGGTTGTAAGGGATGACGTTGCCAAACTGATGGCTACTATTAGGGCAATGGGAAATGATGGCGATGTGCTGGTGGGCATACCTGCCGATGAAGATGCACGCGCAGATTCTCCGATTGGTAATGCTGCCATCGGGTATATCCAAGAAAAGGGAAGCTCAAAACAAGGCATCCCGCCGCGCCCGTTTTTAGAGCCTGGCGTTGCAAAGGTTGCGAAACAGTGCGCTGATGTTATTGGTAAAGGCGCTATCACGGCGCTGACAGATATGAACCCGCAGGCCGTATTGACTGCAAAAAATAAAGCCGGATTGATTGCGCAGAATAGCGTGAAGGCTACGATTACCGCTGGCGATGGTTTCGAGCCATTGTCAGAATCCACACTGGCAGCTCGCAAGCGCCGTGGGGTATCACGCACGAAGCCGCTTATCGATACCGGATCGCTGCGAAACTCAATAACGTACGTTATCCGCAAGGGTAAAAACTGATGGCTGCTATTGATGTCAGCGATATCGTCGGTGATCCAGATTTTCAGGATAGCGTCACGCTGATCCGCAGGACTTCTGTTGTCAATTCAACCGGGCGCAATGTGCTGGCAGAATCGTCATCGACTGTACGTATGGTTGTACAGCCAGCAAAGCCGGATGATTTACAGCGTCTGCCTGACAGTGTACGCAGGCAGGATGCAATAAACGTGTGGTATCGGGGCTCACTATCCGCAGATGCTGGTGGCGTTTATCCAGATATTGTTGTCTGGGGCGGCAAGCGTTTTCAGGTGCAAACCGCTGATCCGTTCGGCAACTGGTCGAATGGCAATGGCTACACCGAATCCATTTGCACGCTGATTGAAGCGGGGTATAACGCCACATGAGTAGCGCGACTGGTGGATATCTACGCCCGGTAGTCAATTCTGTAAACGATAATGCGCTGGCTGATATTTTGCAGGCGTTTATTGTAGGCGTGACGGGATTGCCAGGCGCATACGTGCGCCCGATGTGGCAGCCAAACCCGCCCGTAATACCGACGAATGGCACAGACTGGTGCGCGTTCAATATCGGAAACATCCAGGCGGTTCAAGGCTATCAGACCATGAATGCTGATGATGATTTCAATTTTCAGCAGCACGAGACATTTGATTTATCGTGCAGTTTCTACGGTACGAATTGCCAGCGATATGCGTCGATAATCCGTGACGGATTGCAGCTCAGTCAGAATCGTGAAGCGCTCTGGTTGCAGAATATCTCAGTGAGTGGCGGCGTGCAGATCGTGCATGTGCCGGAGCTGGTTAACGATGTATGGCATGACCGGTGCGATATTGTTGTCGGCATGGGTCGAGTGGTCACGCGGGAATATGAAATCCTGTCGGTGCTTGGCGCTGCGGGAACGATTGAAACAGACGTGCCTGAAACCAGTACGCCATGGAGCGCCGGCGTTAAAGCGCACACGAAAGTATTCAGCAACGTATTCAGCAACGTATTCGGGTGATATATGCCGACCATTTTAGAGCAAGCGGAAACAATCAGGGATGAAACAGTTGAATATGCGAACACTCCCGCGCGTGTTGGGGCGTGTCTGGTTGATATTGCGAATGTTTTAAGTTCGGCAGGTTTCTACAGTGCAGGCGGCGAATTGCTTACAGATGGCGGCCCGAACCCCGTGCCAATGGTAGAGGATGGCGCTGGTTTTGTGTCGTATACCACAGGATCAGGGATATCTGTTACGTATGGTAACGGGTGTTATTACTTTTCCGGGCTCAGTGCCAGCAATGTGTATCAGGTGAGCTATTCATTCAGGATTACATCCGATGAATTGACCGCCGGCAGATTGGGCGTTAAAGCGGATAACCTTGCGCTGACTTATGGAAAGCTGTTTATTGAAGACAATACCCCAGTGGCAGGGGAGTATAAATCCGCATCGTTTTCCGGCCAGATCAGCGGAGTCACCACTTGCGTTTTGTTTGCTAAAGTAGCAGCCCAGTGCGTGATTGATGATATCAACGCATCCTGCATCAACTTGGGCGCTGCCGTATAGTTTATAGGTACAAATACTGATATAATCGCGCAGTAAAATGCGCTTAACGAGGGCAACATCATGGCAACTGGCTTATCTGTATCGCGTCTTGTTCGCGCAACGATTAACCTTTCACCCGTAGCGGCAGCGCGTCGAGGATTCGGCACGCTGTTAGTGGCTGGCGATTCTGACATTATCGATACCCGCGAGCGCGTGAGATCGTATACCACGCTTGAATCCGTGGCTGCTGAGTTCGGGCTGAATGCCCCAGAATATGCAGCCGCTGCCCTGTATTTCGGGCAATCCCCGCATCCGTTGACGCTGATGATTGGCCGCTGGGCAAGCGCTGACACGTCCGCTATCCTGTACGGCGGCACGCTGTCGAGCGTTGAGCAGACCATCGGAACATGGAATGCCATCACTACCGGATCGTTCAAAATCACGATTGACGGCACAGAGCGCACCATCACTGGGCTGAATTTCGCAGCTGCCACTACCATGACCGGCGTGGCTGCGATTATCAATACCGGCCTGTCTACGTATGGCGGTTGTACATGGGATGGCAATAGCTTCGTCATCACGTCTGACACCGCGGGCACAGGCTCAACACTGGGCTATGCGTCTGCCGCTGGTTCGGGCTCTGACATTTCTGCCCTGATCAAATGCACCAGCTCAACAGCTGCCAGCGCCTCTATCGCCGGTATCGATGCTGAACCCCCTGCTGAGTGTGCGCTGATTCTGGCAAATATTTCTGCCGTCTGGTTTGGCTTGGCATTCGCTGCGACTGAAGCAATCACCGACCAAGAATATATCGACGTGGCTGCATTGATCGAGGGGCTTGATCTGAAGCGCATCCTGGCGATCACCACACAAGATGAAGATTGCCTCGATAGCACCGTAACAAATGACATCATGAGCGAGCTAAAAACGCTGGCATACAAGCGCACATGGACGCAATACTCTAGCTCTAGCGCTTATGCTGCCGTGTCTGCTGTGAGCCGTGAATTCTCTGTAAACTTTGCAGCGAACCGGTCTACCATCACGCTGATGTACAAAACTGAGCCGGGCGTTGCTGCTGAAGTGTTGACAGAAACGCAAGCCGCCACACTGAAAGACAAGCGCGGTAACGTATTTGTCGAGTACGTGAACGACACTGCCATTATCCAATATGGTGCAATGGCAAGCGGTCATTATTTCGATGAAATCCATTTTGTTTTGGTTTAACTGTGAAAAACTTCCCCCACTAAAACGCCTTCGAGCAATCGACTTGCTCCATCAATTTAAGCGCCGCCAGATAGGCTGCTTTTGTGTGTTTAGGCTTTGGGCGGGGTTTGTGTTTGATGAGTTTATGGATCATGGCGCTGGTTATTGTTCGTAATCTGGATTGTCATTCCTTTCTACTTTGTAACCGTTTTCGGTAGCCCACTTGTAAAGCAGCCACTTATTTTTTCTCCTGCGAATAAGCATGCCATACTTGCTCCTAAGCTCCCACGGCTCAAGATCGCCGCCTACAAATACTAGAAACGCCTTTTCCATATCAATCTGGTTTAGTTATTTTTACCTCAACTTTCCAGCCTTCGCTTTCCAGCAGCCTTATCATTGATGCCAGGCCAAGTTTCCCAGCCCGCAACCTGTTTGCCCGCGATTGCAGGCGATTTGGCAGGTTTGGGCGGGTGAGTATGGCTGTCACGGCGGATTTGATTTCGTCGGTCATTTTTGCAATTCTTTACAGGTTTGAAAAAAAACAGGTGCAAAAACGTCCATATCAATTTCAATATCTTTTAGCGCCCCAGTAGGGTCTAATTTTAGGCGGTATGCCATTCTTGGGTTTGCGTTGAATTCTGTAGGGTTTACTTTTGGGTTGTTTAAGAATGGGTATTCCATGAAATCAATAACATCTTTCTCCAAGCTCTTTATCCCAAACCCGTGAGGAGAGACGCTAATTCCAGTTAAAAAAAGTGCGCCGTACTTCATTCCAGACTCCGTAAGCCGTGGCGTTTGCGTAAATTTCAAGTGGTATTCTCCAGCTTGGATTATTTCGTTTTGGCTGTGATCTCGGAATATTTTAATCCCGCCTGTTGGTTCGATAAATACTGTAGTCATTTTTCCACCCCCGGCTTGGGTATTTGTTTTTATCGCCGTATTGTGGTACAAAGATACTTCCAAAATGGAAGTTGTCAAGGTTTTTTAGTATTTATTTTTTTGCGTTAACAAAAGATGCTCTCCCGCCCTACAAAACCGCCATCAACACCCTAAACTCTATCACCATCACCGCCCATGTCACGGCGGCAAAGATATGGGCAGGAAATAGAAATGTTTCTGTGTGCCCGTCGCCCCGGTAAAACCCCGACCGCAATCCGCCGAAAAGGCCGTGCGCCGCTTGCTCGATGTGCCAGGCAAAAGGCAGCACCATAAAAGCAACCGGGATGGCTATGCCAGGCGCTGCGCGGCTTACAGACCTTGCCCGGGCTGAAATTCCGCTGTGTGTTCCTGTGTAGCCGATCTTCACATACCAAAAGCGTGGCAGGAAGATCATAACGTAAATGATGCCGATGCCCAGGAGGCCAAAGGATGGGCGGGCAAATGGTTTTTTCTTGCGTGTCAAGGGTTGATATATCTTCAGGGTTAATTGATCGAATAGAAGCCGCCCCAAAATAGAATCCCCTGCCAGATCAAGCCAGACAATATGGCGCTGTAAGCGTTTGTTGTCCCATACTCTTTTGTTATGGCTTTGTAAACCTCTATTCCAAAGCTCAATACTATTGCTGACAAATATAATATTTGAGGCATTCCAAGATGGCTAAAAAAACCGCCACCCGACAAAAGCAGCAAAAGCGTGATAATTGCCAAAAAAGGTATAGGCCAATATTTTGGCGCTCTTTGTTCTCCGTGGTTGTCTAGGCTGTGTTTTATTCCCAGCATAAACAAAAGAAAGACGATTACTTTGCAAGCTATCATTGTTTATTCCCGTTTTGGTAGTAATAATTATTGTTTTGGTAAATTATGGTTGCACCACCTCTTTTCGCCTCGACTTCGCCCCCACCGCCTTTCCCTGCAAAAAACAGCAGCAGCGCAGCAGATGCAACAGCGCCACCGCCTACGGCCACAAAGTTGGCCGCACAAAAGGTAAGTATAGCATTGCCAACAGCCACTACAGTTACAACAAGGATATAGCCACCTCCTACCACAGCTGCAAGCATACTAAGACCTTTTGCCATTCGCGCCGGGCTTACCGTACCAGCCGGATCGGCGGGCACTCGCGCGGGCGACCGTTTTGAATAGTCAACCTGGCAGAGCTGGCTATACTGCTCTGCAATTTGCTCTGGCAGCATTGCGCCGCTGTAGCGCTGTTGCGCTTCTTCCATTCCGGCTAGTGTGTCGTTGTTGAAATCGCTGTGCATGGCTATTGTTTTTTTATAGAAATATCAACTACAAACTTGCCCCCTTCGTCGAGAGCGGCCATCCATTCCTTAACACGTTTGTCGCTTGGGAATAGAGCGATTTCAATCGTTACGTTTACTCCTGAAGGCGCGTCTAATTGCTCAAAAGAAAATATGTAGTATGCTGGCGAAACAAAAGAATTGCTATGATATAAAATCGCGCTTTGCGTGTGGTATTGTACGCTTGTCAATGATAATTCCATAGATGGTGTCATTTTTCTGACCAAACAATTTTGGTTTCTGCGTCCGGTGAAACGGCAATGTTTTCTACAATTGTAGTCAAGCCATGTATTTCTGCTGTTTTTTCAGGGAGCAATTTTGCTAAAGCTAAACAAAGGTTAGCCAATTCGTGGTTGTGTGCCCTAAGCATAGATGTCCTGGCGGCAACAAGTGAATCAATCAAATTTGGGATCTCAAGCATTTCGGTTTCAATACCTGCGCAAGCGTTCATGCCTGCGACAATGCGGCGGGCATCTTCGCGATCCTCTATTGAGCAGACAAGTTTTTCATTCTTGTATATCCAATACATGAGCGCATGATGCACGCACTCGTAAGACCATTTATCTTTTTCCATTTTTTCAACTTGTTTTAAACTGCCTCCCGGCAATATACCGGTCGTACAGCGCTTGATCGAAAGCGGACAACGGCGGCGCGGTAGCCGTCTTTGCAGTTCCACGGGTAGATCTTTTCACCAGTTTTTTTTGCCCGTGTCCACGTCGCCCCGGCACCGCCGCCGTTGTCCGCTTGGTTTTCTTTTTGTCACGCATACCTGCGCACATAGCCAGCGGCGCGAACACCGCAAAAAGTGCGCATAGGCGGTAGATGATTTCAAATGATTGCTCGATTTTCATTGTGGTTGTGTCTGTTGAACAGGTGGCAGCACCGCGCTTGCAAACAAGCCCTTCAGCTCGTTCGGGCAGCGCCCGGTGTACCACTTCATATTTTCATCGTGGGCACGTTGCCCGACTTCGCGCTGATACGTTGACCACCCGGCTGTTAAGTGGCCGTATTCCGTAAGCATGGGGCTGTACGGCATTTCAATGATAGGTATCGTTTCGGCATATTGGTTGCCGGACAGCCTCAATGATTCCCGCCATTCCTGCGCCCGCTTTGCGACTTCCGCCGCCGTTTCGTTCGGGTGTATGGAAGCCACAATGATGGGGCCTATACAGTTTGCGTATGTCGCCGCCCTGGCTTTCGCCTCTTTCAATTCTTGCTCCCGCCGCATTGCGCCAACCACAAAAAAAACGGCAATAATCAGCATAACGCCAGCCCACACGGGCAGCGCATCGGCGGCAATCATTGCCAGTATTGCCAGGTACACGAACGCCACGGGCGGGATTTTTGAAATATCCTGCAACAGATTGGGGGATTTTTGCAATGGTGCTGTTTCAGATTGAGTTGACATAACTTATTGATTATTAGGTTGCAGATAAAAATTGCAATGATTTGCGCTTACTTTGCTTGTTGTTCCTCTATTAATGCGCTCCCGAAAGTCCCGAACCGCTTTTCCACCCAGCTTTCAGACACGCCCAAACTGGCGGCGCATTCCTTTTCTGTAGCGCCGTTGTGCCACATTGCTTTGCACCTGGCGTTTTTCTCTCTTACAGCCCGCCCGCCCCAATACTGCCTATCTTCCAGGAGGCGAATATCAAACCCAGTCAAATCCGCTGTACTG